CCAATAGTTGATCGGCTCATTACTTTTCATACCATCAACGAGCATTGCGATGGAAGCCACGCCATAAATACGAGAAACAGTAAGTAAATTGTGAACAAGAAAATCACCCCCAATAAGTTTCCATTCTTCGCTAAAAGCATCCGCACAAAGTTCGCCAGGACTATCAGGAACCTTAATATCACGTTTTTGCGCCATCGCGAGGCTAACAGGACCTTCAGTAATACGTGCACCTAATGGATGATAAAGGTAGATTTCCTTACAGGTCTGGTAGCTCATAACATCGCCTGGAACAATGTCCGGAGCTACCAGAAGCTCTTGCAAGGCATTGCCAGGAACTGAGTCAACTTGAGAAGAAGGAACAGGCATTAGGGAGCCGTCGTTAAGCTAAACGTCGCACCGGCTGGACAACTTGTCACAAAGACTCCATTAGTAAATGGAATAGAACCAGTGACAACACCCATTGGCCAAGTTGGAGCAGTTAGTCCAGGTGATAAAGTTACCCCTGGTTTGTATCCAAATACTGACATTGCTGCAATAGAAGCATTATACAAAGTACGAAAGAATCCTACAGGAGCAGCAGGAGCAGCAGCAGCATCTATAAAAGTTAATGGAGTAGTCATATCAGTCGCTGAAGTTGGCTGAGCTACAGTAAGACCAGTGATTTTGGTGTCAGCAACCGTAGCGAGCTTTGTGCCGATACTGGCAGTAGTGACAGAGATAACTGTCATATATCAACTCCTACGTTGAATGTACTACCATCAGCGATATTTTTCACTGTAAGATTAACAAAAGGAATGCCAGCATTAGACATAAGAACAGAATTAGTAGAAACAGGACTAGTGGGAATATACATAAGAAATAATGTTACTTCGTTACCAGGATCTGAATCATCTACCAATTCAAACCCTTGAGTAAAGTATTGAGTAGGAATACCAGTCAACGTAATACTATTCAAATGCCCATTATTCGCAATTGTGACACCTCGTTTAGTATTATCTACAGGAAGAGTGGTGGCTACCATAATATCCTCACGTTAATTGTCGCTTGAACCATACTCTAACTTGTCCATCATCAGTTTTAATATTAGTGAAAAAGATCATTTCCCAGCCCTGAGCTCCAAGAGCATTCAGAATATCCAAATAATCTGTATCTAAACCTCCCACATTAAAATGTTCGATATGATAATCATACGTATGACCTCCAAATGCCGTTGTGCCTGTATCACAAGAAACCATCACTGACTTACCGCCAGCGATAGGAAGTCCTGTAGAATCTCCAGGACTTACAGAAATCGTATACCATCCAGTATTATTAACAGGTGCTGAATTGACAATATAACTAACAACTTTATTGATATCATCTTTTTGCTGAAAGTTAATAACATTCCCTGCTGCTATAGCAGCAAATGAAGCCGACTGATCAACATTGCCTACAGACAATTGATCAAAATATAATTCTGTTGCATCACTCTGTGTTGTTGTATTGAACCGCATACTTCCATTGCCGGGATCTGATGCCGATGTGTTACCGGCAACGACCTTATATTCCATCGTTATCAATCCCGCTGGAAGCGGGGCTACACCCCTAGGCTTTCTTTTTGACTTCTTTATTTTCTTTGCCATTATGCAGTCGTCAAAGACCACGTTGAACCGGCAGGACAAGATTGAAGAGTAAGATTACCAGAGAATGGAATACTATAACCTGACATTTTATGAGAAGCATGTGGTGAATGAGCACCGTTAGTTCCTGCTTGAACACTATAGATTACGCGAGCAGGTTGACCAGCCACTACATCAGTCAAAGTAAAATAAGCGGCTGTGGGAAGCCCTGTATTCGGATCAAACTGTGGCATTTCCCAAGATGTCGGAGCACCGGTAAAAAGAATTTGAGTAATGTTAGCGGGACCAGTATCAAGAACAGTTCCCACTAAAGCAGCAGTGATGTTTTTAACTCCATGAACTAATTGTTCTGGCTGATCTTCAGTTTCAACTTCATGACGAGGTGCTCGTGCCATTAGTATCCCTCCCAGTTACCCAAGGAGATCGCAATCCCATAAGTGAATGCATCCAACAAGTCGTCTTGTCGGTCGTCAACATCACCCACGCGGAATCCGAGAACCTGCCCAAGAAGATGATTCTTGGTAACTTGCTTAAATGTAAGAACTCTGTCGTATGCAGTTTCAAGAATTTTAACCATGCCCCGGAATACGTATCCGCTTACGTTGATAGCGCGTTCTGCTTTGCCCAATTGAGTGAGTTTCTGAGGCATTTCGTTTACGATTAACATTCGGCGACGCGCTTGCTGTAGCAGGATCGATCCACTTGCCTTGTCTTCGATAAAGCATCCTCGGTGTCCTAGTCGGGAGCCGCATTTCTTCGAGTACTCCTCAAGATTGTTGTACACGACCGGTAGCCAAGTCTCTAACATCGAACCTTCAATCTGCAAATACTCATAATCAATTATTTTTAACCACTTTTCCTCACCAAGTTTTTCATATGCCCAATAGATAACTCCCGTACCATCATTCTCTTTACCAGTTTTGACCGCAGTGTCCATGGTGGCAAAAACATAGAGACATCGCTGAGGGAATGGCTCAGGTTTACCCTCCGTTAGCATATTATTCAGGCTAAAGAACGCTTCGCCTGACCAATCAACAAACTCCGCTAAGTATTCCTGAGCATAGACGAGGGGGTGGTTGTCGCGCTCAAGACGTGCCAATTCGTCGGCTGGGAGGAAAGGATTACTATGTGACGGTGCATGGTATTCCTTGAATCCGTACTCGGGGAGATTACAGATTCGCCAGAACAGATTATCCTCGTTGATGCCGTTAGTATTTGATGCAACGATGGCCGCTCCTCTAAAATCGAGAAGCGTGGGTCTAATAGCTTTTTCCCAGATGGAAATAGCGTTGGATTTGGTAAACGCGGCTTCGTCGATGATAACGAGATGGTAACGGCGGGACCGTCCGGCTTTTTCGTCTTCGAGGGTCCAGAGTTCAATACGACCTCCGGTAGTTGTATGAATGATGCCCAGGTTGCGCGAGGAGTTTCGAACGGCGGGTTCTAGCGTAACCTCGTTTTCGCTGTATGCTTCGGACGCATACCGGTAGTTCGGTACGAACCATCCAACCTGAGCACCCTTCGCAGCGAAGTCGCAAGCAACAGTCTTGAGGAAGTTAGTCTTCCCCCATCGCCTACCACATCGCAACGCCCTAAAGCGAGCTTGCATCAAGAAAGCTTCTATCTGCCCAGGATGCAAATGGGGCAGATTAATGACTTTCCTTTCAGGATTAACAGGAAAAGGAACAACGTGTGCTGTCATAGCTTATGGGGGGAAGCTGATGCGTCCGGGCTGGGGATACGCCCAGCTTCCCCTTAGTCGTAGCACCGGGTTCAGGGGGGCTGATTCACACTATGCTACGATTCTGGATTTCCGCTGCCGTTAGTTTTCTTCTGGTTAGCATTCTCTGTACCCGGCATTATAATATTGGTGCCGGGAAGATCTGGAAGGCCGCCTTCAATGCGAATTGTCACACCTGCCGTGATATCGCTAGCTACCTGCTGGAGACGAGGATGTTCATATGCAGCACAAGCCTTCGCCGCGTCAATCCTTATTGACATCGGCAATGTTGTATCTTCGAATACTCGTCGAAGCCATTCCTTGGACGGAAGATTCTTTTCATTGTAAGCATGATTCGGTCCAAGAACATCGCCTTCTATAAGTTTATCCATGTGACAAGGAAGGAACAGACCCCCATACGTAAGATCAGGGCCATGATTCAACGAGACGTGGCTCAAAGCTCTGCGTCCGTTAGGGAAAAGCCCATACTACAACATTTGCCTCTTGACAAGCCCCTATGCTACAATTCTACATAAGATTCAAACAACTTGTTTAAAAAACACGCATTGTGTTCGCAATTTTCAGCAGTTATGCTTTACACGTTAGGCAAGGTACAGAAAGGAGTTCGCATGAAAAAACTGCTCCTTGCTACCACGATGATGATGTTGGCAGCGGCCATCCCGGCCAAAGCTGACCTCATCGGCGACCCGCTCCATGGCACTATCTGTGACGCCAGTGGCGGATCGTGTAACGCGGCAGAAGTTGGCGGGGTCGTTCCCGGCAACTTTGGGGCCGGAAACACCTTCGGGTTCAATAGCTCGCCCGCAGGTGCGACCGGTGATTTGTGGATCGCCCTCTTGGTGCCCACAAATGAACTTGGCGGCTTTGTTCTGCCTAGCCTTGTCAGTCTTGGAACCGATCCAGGAACCAAGCTGCTTGGGTTCAGCGGTACTTTTTCCGCCGGTTCTCCAGATCTTGCGAATGTCATCTTCGGTGGCAGCGCAAACGGTTCTCCGTCAAATCCATTCTCAGCTTTCAGCACCCCTGAAAGTTTGCTGGATCCAGGTCTGACGGCGTTCAGCGTGTTTGCGTTCGATGTGGGCAGTTTTGGGTCGCCAGGGTTGAATGGTCAGAGCGCACTTACTGCTCCTGACTTCTTCAACTTTACAGGTGGCTCAAACTTGCCTCCAGGCTCAGCAATTGTTGGGTTCATGCTCAACGGTACGGATGTTACTTCAACCGCACCGTCTGGCCAGATCCAACCCTTAGCTGTACCTGGACCTATCGTAGGTGCTGGCCTTCCCGGCCTGATTTCAGCCTTGATAGGCATGGTCGGTCTCAACAGGTTCAGGAAGCGACGCAAGATCGCTTGAAGGAGAGTTTGGCACTTTTGGAGGAACCAATAGTAAGAAGCCAACTCCTGGATGGGAACACACACAATACCCCTCGCGCACGTACACGCGCGGGGGGACTCTCCTGTAATGTTGCGTGAGTGCTATACGGGAAACTCTGCAATAAAGGCCCCAGGCGATGGCCTCTATCCGCAAATATTGGTTAGAGGCTGTCGTCTGGGTAATAATGATTGTTTACATGAGTTATATCTTGATGTACTATAGCTGGCAGGCATTCATTATCAATGCAGCTACCGGTATTTTAGGATATATGGCAACTTTCTACTTTGGTGATATAATGCCAATCATAGGTCCTTTAATGCGAAGGAAGAAAAATGGGGATTCAGGAAGATAATGATCTAATACAGCTAATAGCTGACCGTGCTGCTCGCTTCTATTATAATCA